GGCCCTTTCGGCCAGTTGTTGCGCGTGCGCGAGAAGGTGTCCGCGCCATCAGGATCGCCGGTCGGGCCGACCTACACGATCACGGCGGTGCAGACGAGGATGTTCTGATGGCCGCAAAACTCGTCAGCATGAAAGTCACGAAGGCCGACCGCAAGGCGCAGCAGGAGAAATATGCGACCGCGTCGCCGGTCGATGGCGATGCGTATCCCTACGGCCTCACCGTGCGGCTCGATAACGAGTCACTGGAGAAGCTCGGGCTCGACGTCAGCGACTACCCGGTCGGCGACACCGTGATGCTGATCGCGACGTGCGAAGTCTGCGAGACGAGCGCGCGGCAGTCAGTCGTCGGCGGCGAGAATCAAAACCTGACGCTGCAGATCACCGAGATGTGTCTCGAAGACGCGCCGACGAAGAAAAAGTCGTCGGCCGACGTCGCGGCCGCGCTCTATAAGGAGTAACCCCGATGGGATGGGCGCTCGCCGCACCGCTGATCATTCAGGGCGTCGGCACTGCGATTTCATACTTCAGCCAAAAGAAAGCCGGCGACGCCGAGCTCTCCTCGGCGCAGGCGCAGCGCAAAGCCGCCGAGAGCGGCGCCGACCTGCAAGACTTCAACGCGAAGATCGCCGACCTGCAGGCGCAGGATGCCGTCGAGCGCGGCGCCGAAGACGAGAGCCGCTACCGCAGCCAGGTGCGCGGTTCGATCGGGACGCAGCGCGCCGGCATCGCGAGCCAGAACGTCAAGGTCGGCTTTGGCTCGGCCGTCGACGTGCAGGCGGATGCCGCTTACCTCGGCGAGCTCGATGCGCTCAGCATCCGCAACAACGCCGCGCGTGAGGCCTGGGGCTTCAAGATGCAGGCGACCGACCTGCGGAAGCGGGCCGAGATCGCGCGGAAGGAAGGCGTGTATCTGGAGGCGGCCGGCCAGCAGGCGAAGTCGGCGCGCAACCTGGCCGCGGTCGGCACGCTGGTGAGCGGCGCGACGTCCATGCTGCAGACGCGCTACGGCTTCGAGCGCGCATCGAGGAGCTGATGGCCACTGTCGATCTGTATCGGATGCGCAAGGTCGGCACGCAGGCGTTGCCGGGCGTGCGGATGACGGCCGCCGAGACGGCACTCTCGGAAGGCGCCGGCGTCGAACAGGCGCGCGCGGAGAAGTTCGACCAGGCGACGCGCCTCGGCCAGCGCGTGACGGCGCTCGGCCAGGAGCTCGGCATCGAGAAGGCCGACACACTCGCCTGGGAAACGCAGAAGGCGAACACGCTCAAGGCGCTGCAGACGTCGAACGATCTCGACCAGTGGAGCGCAACGACGCTCTACGATCCGAAGACCGGCGCGCTCTTGACGAAGGGCCCGGCGACGCTCGGCATCACGCAGAAGGTGCTCGACGAGTTCGACAAAAAAGCCGGCGAGATCGCGCAAGGCCTCAGCAACGACACACAGCGCATCGCCTTCGCGAAGCAGCGGCAGCAGCAGCGGCTCTCGATTCAGGTCACGCTCGACCGGCACGCCGACAGCGAGATGCAGCAGTATCGCGCCGACGAGCTCAACTCGTTCGTCACCAACCAACGCGCGAACGCCGTCGCGAACGCGAACGACCCGCGCATCGTTGCCGTCAACCTGCACACCGCGGAAGACGCGATCAACCTGCACGCGCCCGAGCTCGGGCTCGGGCCGGAGAAGCAGCAGGCGCTGATCGAGACGACGCGCACCTCGACGCACGCCGGCGTCATCATGGCGCTGCTCTCACAGCAGCAGGTGAAAAAGGCGCAGGCTTACTTCGACCACGCGAAAGACGAGATCACGGTCGGCGACACGCGCGCGACCCTAGAGAAGCAGCTCGACGTCGCCGGCACGAAGCAGCAGGGCCTCGATGCCTCGACGAAAATATGGGATTCGCTCGGGCCGAAGGGTGAGAACGATCCGATCAACATCGACAAAATGGAGGACGCCGCACGGAAACAGTTCGCCAACGATCCCGACGCGCTCGATGCGACGATGCACTTCCTGCGCGAGCGCAAGGCCGCGACCGATGCCGGCCGCAAGGATCGCGAAGAGGCGCAGCTCGGCGGGCTCTGGTCGAAGGTCGCCGCCGGCGCGGGCCTCACGGAAGTGTCGCGCGATCCGGCGTATCTCGCCGCGCCTGGGCGCGTGCAGTTGCAGGTCAACGACTACATCCTCAACCGCGCCGAGCATCAGGCCAATCGCGCGTATGCCGAAGAGGGCCGCCGCTACACCTCGCAGCAGCGCGTCGAGCACGAGAAAGAGCAAAAGGGCTGGTCGCGGTATTGGGAACTCTCCGACCCGAAGACGCTCAACGCGACGAGCGAGAACGCGCTGCAGGCGATGCGCGGCGAGCTCGGCGACGAGCACGTTAACCGGCTGCTCGCGAACAAGCGGGCGCTCCAGAAGGGCGACGACAAAGTGCGCGCCGCGACCATCGACGACGATCTCTTCAAGACGATCGCGAGCGGCGCCGGCCTGCACCCCTACGAGACGAAGGGCAAGACCGAAGCGGAGAACGCCGAACTCGGGCAGCTCCGCGCCGCCGTCGAGGCCCGCATCGACCAGGAGCAGCAGGCGAAGGGCAAAGAGCTGACGCGCACGGAGAAGGAAACCGTGATGCACGAGATCGTCGATAAGAAGGTTTACCTAAGCTATTGGCGCACCGACCCGCAGAAGATCGCCGCGCTGGTGACGAACCCGGACGATCGGGCGAAGGCTTACGTGCCGATCAAGGACATTCACCCGAACAAGCTGACGCAGTATCTGAACTACGTGCGCAGCCTCGGGGCGGCGCAGCAGCGCATGAGCGACGCGGATCTGCAGCAGCGCTACAGCGATCGGTTCCAGCACGCGGAGGCGCTGCGCTTGCTCGGCGCGAGAGACGAGGAGATCGCGGCCGCCATCCGCGGGCAGTAGATGGCCGACGAACAGCTCACACCAGGGAACGTCGATCTGCGTGCGCAGCCGCGCGTGAAGAACCCTGACGGCTCGACGTCGACCGTCGACTCGATCGGCGTCGGCCTCGACGACAAGCAGTATCTGCTGCCGACCGTCACCCCGGACGGCCGGCACTTTGTCGGCACCGAGGAAGAACGCGCGCAGCAGGCGATCAACGAGTTCCGCCGCACCGGCAAGCACCTCGGCATCTTCTCGGACGTCCTGAGCTCGAACCAATACGCCGAGCAACTGCACACCGACTACGCCGCCGGCAAATACGATCCGCCGCCGGTCGGCACCACGGCGCCGAGCTCGCCGGCGTTCGGCCTCTCAAGCGATCCGCTCGCGCAGGATCGGCTGAAGGAAACGATCGGCCGTGCGCCGTCGACGCCGCCGGCGCAGGCCGCGCGCATCCTGAACCTGCAGCTCAAGACCGGGCTGCCGGCGGAAGTCATTGAGCGCAACCTCGACGAGATCGAGAAGCAGGCGGCTCGCCAGGATTTCGACCCGGTGAAGTTTCGCCGCGAGTCGCCGGCGCTCGCGTCCTGGCTGGAGAAGCGGCCGCTCAACGCGCCGGCGGCGCAGGATGATCTCGCGCCGCTGACGTCGACCGAGCGCGCGCTGCAGATCGTCACGCACTCGGCACGCACCGCGGCGGCGGCGCTCTACAAGGGCGCCGACCTGGGCGCCTGGTCGGGCCTGGAGCTCGTTGGCGACCTGCTGATCAAGGTGAACCCCGGCAGCCCGGTCGGCTACTGGCTGCGCGAGAAAGGGCAGCAGGCGAACGCACAGGCCGAGTCCCGCGGCGTCGGCATCCGCGGCCCGGCGCCGCAAGATCCGGGCATGATCGAGCGCAACATCTACGGCGCCGCCGAGTCGATCGGGCAGTCGGGCCCGATCATCGCGAGCTCGGTGCTCCTGGGCGGCGGCCCGGCGGTCGAGCGTCTGAGCCTCGGCCTGATGGGCGCACAGACCGGCCTGCCGGCCTACAGCCAGGCGCGGGCGGCCGGCAAGGGTGTCGTCGAGTCGATGGCGTTCGGCGGCGCGCAGGGCGCCGTAGAGGCCTGGACGGAGGCCCTGCCGCTGCACACCCTGCTCGGCAACATCGGGGCCCGCAAGGGCATCCTCGCCAGCACGATCAAGCAGATGCTGCCGGAAGTCGCCGGCGAGGAGATCGCGACCGCCCTGCAGGATCTCGACGAGTGGGCGACACTGCACCCGGATCGGCCGTTCAGCGACTACATCAAAGACCGGCCGCAGGCGTTCGTCGACACGGCGCTCGCGACCATCCTCGCGACCGGCGCGCAAACGGGCGCGCTGCACGGCCTGGCGCGCGTGATGGGCGGGCTGACGACCGGCCCGACCTTGGAACACCTCGGCGAGCAGGTGAAGCAGACCGGCCTCGCGACGAGCTCGCCCGGCACCTACGAGGATTTCATCCGGCACGTCACGACCGACAGCGCGGAAGAGGTGCACGCGCCGCTCGAATCCTGGGATACCTACTGGCAAGGCAAGGGCGTCGACCCGGTCGCGAAGGCGGCCGAGGTGACGGGCTCGCCGGCGGCGTATGCGCAGGCGCAGGCGGAAGGCCGCGACCTGGCGATCCCGACCGCGCGCTACCTGACGCAGATCGCGAACACCGAGCACAACACCTTTTTCAAAGACGAGATCCGCTTCGGCATCGACAGCCTGAACACGCGCGAGGCGAAGGCCGCGCTCGACGACATCAAGCACGCCGAACCGCCCGCCGGCGACGAGCGCAACCTGCAACGCGAGCAGCTCGTGCAGCGGCTGACCGAGGGCGGGCAGTTCACGCCGGCGCAGGCCGAGAAGCAGGCGCGGCTCGTCGAGTCGGTCGTCGAGCACCTGGCGCAGCGTGAAGGCGCCGATCCGCACGCGGCCGCGCAGGAGCTCCTCGACCGCATGGGCATCACGCGGCCCGAGGCGCCGCCGGCTGTCGCCGGCGAGACGACCGAGCTCGGGCAGCCCGACCTGACACTCGACGAACGCAAACGCATCGCGGTCGAGGGCACGCCGAAGGAATTCCGCGGCCAGGCGCTGAAGGCCTACGAGATGCGCCTCGACGCGCAGGCACAGAAAGCGCGCGGCGTGAAGCAGCCGAGCGCCGTCTTCCTCGGCTTCGGCCCTGACGGCCCGCTCTACAACGTCGTCGGCGGCCCCTTCGATCGCAGCACGAAGAGCGCGAAAGGCCTGCAGGATCTCGGCATCGCGATCCCTGAGACGCCCGCCGATACCGGCGAACGTCTGACCGGAGCACAGCTCCGTGAAGCGGCGCTCAAGTCGCGCGGGGAACAGGCCCCCGCGCCGGCGCCAGGGTCGTTCGAGGAACGGCTCGCGGCGTTCGGCGGCAGTGGACACCCGGAGAGCAGCGACTACGTCGGCAAGGTGCTCAGCGCCGCCGGCCCCGGCACGCCAGGGCTCTCCGTCGAAGCGGTAGCCGGCACATCGACGGCTGACCTGAACGCGCAGCGGATCGTGTATCGCGGCAAGGACGGCACGCCGATCGCCGTCGCGAAGGTTGTGCACGACAGCGCCGGCAACGCACTCGTGCAAGACCTGGCGGCCGACAAGAGCAAGGGGCTGCTGACCGGCCGCGCGATGCAGGCGATCGGCAAGCGGCTGATCAGCATCGGCGCGACCGCACCCGCCGGCACGATCTCGCGAGACGCGCAGAACTTTGTGAACCGGCTCGCGGCGGAACAGCCGTCGACGTTTTTCCAAACCGCGCCGACAGCGGCCGAGATGTTCTACAGCCGCATCCGGCGCGCGGTCGAGGAGTCGAAGAACAAAGCGGCGACCGGCCAGCAGTGGAAAGCGACGGTCAAAAACGCAAAGGCCGGCATCAACGCCGACGAGTTCGCGCTGACGCGCGTCGCGGATCTCGAAGACGGCAAACGCTACACGCAGCAGGAAGTGCTCGACTACCTGGCGGCGAATGAGATCAAGCTCGAAGACGTCACACTCGGCGAGGAAGGCGCCGACGAGCAGAGCGAGGAAGACTATCAGGAGCAGCTCGACGAGCTCACCGACGAGATCGAGAACGAGATGATCGAGGAGGAAATTAAAGACACCCTCGACAACATGGAGAACGACATCACGCCCGTCGAGGTGCGCCCCGAGCCGCTGCTCGACGAGCACGATGAAGAGACTGGCGAGATCGTTTATGTGCTCTACGACGAGAACGGCGATCGCATCGGTGAGGAAGACGACTATCACGAAACCGCCGGCGAGGCGCAGCGCGTCGCCGATCGCATGGACGAGGAGCGCATTCAGTCAGAGCGCGAAGAGTCCTACGATTGGGCGCGCGACCGCGCGATCGAGAACGTCGACCGCGACGACGCGCGCGAGCAGGCACAGCGGCGACTCGAACGCCAGGGCATCCGCCGGCCCGACGACGAGGTGCGCACGCGCTACGGGCAATACGTCGAGCCAGGCGGCGAAAAGGGCAGCTATCGCGAGGTGTTCCTCACGCTGCCGATGGATCGCGTCGGCGGCCGCTTCACCTTCACCCCGTCACACCTGGAGATCAAGCGCCGGCTGATCTCGACGACGAAGGGCGAGGTGACGCTGACGTATCGGACGAACGACAACCAGACGCATCACCTCGGCACCTTTGAAGACAAGCCCGTGCTCGGCTACGCGGTGCGTCTGCTCGACGCACACGGCGAGCCGCTGCGCACGGCGGGTGAAGAGCCGCACGATACAGGCCGCGAGATCCCGGCGGACTGGTATGACCGAGGCAACCGCGGCGAGGCGACGCCGAACCCGGTGACGGCGCTCGAACGCGCGAACCGCAAGGCGACCGAGCTGCAGCAGGGCATCGACAGCCAGGGCCTCGAAGATCGCACGGTCGAAGTCCGCAGCGAGTATCGGATGCTCGGCGATGACCACTGGCAGGAAGTCGGCGAGGCGGTCCTGCGCAAGACACTGGCCGATCCGCGGAAGCTGGCGCCCGAGGGATGGGTCGACGGTCACGACGAATACGAGGGCATCGAAAACCCGATCGTGCGGCTGCGGCTGAACACGCGCCACGATCGCGCGAGTGGGCTGCCGATCCTCTTTCTCGAAGAGGTGCAGACGCCGCACGCCGACGAGTTCGCGAAGATGCCCGAGCTGCTGCGGAAGAATTGGCGCACGCTCGCCTTCAAGTGGGCGCTGCGCTATGCCGTCGATCACGACCTGGCGGCCGTCGCCTGGACGACCGGCGATCAGCAAGCCAAGCGGTATAACCTGGCGGCCGTCGTCACCTCGATCGCGTGGAGTCAGAACCGATCGAGTGAGTCGAGCTTCGACAAAGGCGCGCGCCGCTTCGTGTCGGTCGAGACGACGCGCGGCGACAACATCAAGCTCTATGTCGATCCGAACGGCAAGATCATCGAGGGCGCGCCGAGCCATCGCACCGAGGATCTCGTCGGCCGCAACCTCTCAGAAGCGATCGGCGAGGACGTCTCGACGCGCATCCTCTCTGAGCTCGAAGGCACCATCACCGGCAACGAGCTCGGGAAGATCGGCGGCGAAGGCCTGCGTCGGCTCTATGACGTGGATTTCATCAACGTCGTCAACGGTCTGCCGGCGGTGAAGCGGAACGGCGGCCGCGTCAGCGAAGTGCACGTCGACGTGCCGAACGAGAAGGGCACGCGCGAATGGGTGGGACCGGACCTGAACGCCTCGCAGGTCCGCAACATCATGCACGACAAATTCGGCGAGTTCGCCGAGGGGGAAGCCTACGACAACCGCGTGCGCCGGCAGCAGCTCGATAACATCTCGCGCGGCATGGAGCGCGGGCAGACGCTCGCGATCGCACTCGAAAATTACGGCGGGATGTCGGCCGCAACTGACCTGGGCGGCGAGCTGCGGCTCAAGGGACCGGAGGCCAGCCGGCAGCCGGCGGTCGTCATCACCGACAAGATGCGCGAGTCGATCCTCGGCGGGCAACCGCTGTTTCAAGAGGGACAGACACCCGAGCGCCGCGGCTTTATTCAGTTCGGGCCCGGCGACCGCATCAACATCGGGCTGCTGCCGAGCGCGGATCTCTCGACCTTCCTGCACGAGACGGGGCACCTGTTCTTCAAGCTGCTCGACGAGTCGGCGACCCGGCTCGCGGCGCTCGACCCGGCAACGCTCACCGAGAGCCAGGCCGGCATCATCAGGGATCGGGATGCTGCCCTAAAGTGGGCGGGAGTGGAAAAAGGTGGAGCGATCACGACCGCGGCGCACGAAAAGCTGGCCGAGGGCTTCATCGACTACCTGCACGAAGGACGGGCGCCGAGCCTGGAGCTGCAAAGTTTCTTTCAGACGTTCCGCGCCTGGCTGACCGCGGTGTATCAGTCACTGAAACGGTTGAACGTGCAGCTCACCCCCGAGGTGCGCGGCGTCTTCGATCGGCTCCTGGCGAGCGATGCCGCCATCGCCGAGGCCGAGCGCACTCGCGGCTACGTGCAGATGTTCGCGACCGCCGAAGACATGGGCGTGACGTCGGCGGAATTCGCGCTCTACGAGAAGGCGACCGCGCGTGAGCGCGCGACCGCGGTCGGCAACCTCGACGCGCGGCTGATGCAGGAAGTCGAGCGCGAGCGCACGGCGATCTGGACGGCGCAGCGCATGGCGATCCGCGACCAGGTCAAGAGCGAGCTGCAGGCGATGCCGGTCTATCGCGCGCTGGCGGCGATGCAATACGGCACGCAGGCGAACGGCGAGGCGATCCCTGGCCTGAAGGAAGACGGCCCGCTGCGGCTCTCGAAGGATCAGCTCATCGCCAGCTACGGCGCCGAGCGCGTGCGCGAGCTCGGGCGCATCCGGCCCTACGTCTACCAGGTCGAAGGCGGCCTCGGGCCTGAGTATGTCGCCGAGCTCACCGGCTTCAGCAGCGGCGACGAAATGCTGCGCGCCGTCACGCAGGCGCCGGCGATGCGCGTCGCGATCGAGAACGAGACGAACGCACGAATGCTGCGCGAAAACGGCAGCATTCAACTCGACGGCTCGCTGCAGGCCGTCGCGCAGGCCGAGACGGCGAACCTCGTGCACGACGAAGTGCTGCGCCTGGAGCTGAAGGCGCTCAACAACCTGCGCAAGACCGTGTCGCCCTTCGTGCAATTACAGAAGGCGATCTCAGAAGGCGCGGCCGCGGAGGAGATCGACCGGCTCACCGCGCAGGTGCGCAAGCTGAAAGAGTCGACCCGCGGCGGCGCCGCGACCATCCGCGCCGGCTTGCCGAGCGAGCAGGCGGTGCGCGGGCTCGCGCGCGATCGCATCGGGGCGCTGCCGATCCGCCGCATCAACGCGCAAGCGTTCTGGTCGACGGCGCGGCGGGCATCGCTCGCCTCGACCGAAAAAGCTGCGCGCCAGGATTTCGACGGCGCCATCCTCGCGAAGCAGCAGGAGATTTTGAACCTCGCCATGTATCGCGAGGCGCAGAAGACGCAAGAGGACGTCGCGACGCGGATCGATTTCGTGAAGCGGCTCGACTCGCAGGCCAGCCGCAAGCGCATCGGCCTCGCCGGCGCCAGCTACCAGGATCAGATCGACGGCATCCTCGACCGCTTCGAGTTCGCGAAGGTGTCGCAGAGGGCGCTCGACCGGCGCGCGGCGCTGTCGAAGTGGGCCGCCGGCGTCGAGGCGCAGGGCTACACCGTCGATCTGCCCGAGGGCGTGCTCGACGAAGCGCGGCGGAAGAACTACCAGGATATGAGCGTCGACGAGTTCATGGGTGTGACCGATGGGCTCTATCACATCGAGCACCTGGCGAGCCTAAAGAACCAACTCCTAACTGCGAAGGATCAGCGCGAGTTCAGCGCCGAGCGCGACCAGGTCAGTAGCAACATCCTAGCGGTGAACCCGCAGCGGCCGACGAAACTCGAAGACAAGCCGTCCGATAAAAAGTGGCGGAAGTTCGGCGACTACGTCGCGAGTCACCGAAAGATCGCGCTGATCGCGCAGGCGCTCGACAACTACGTCGATGGCGGCCCGTTCTGGTCGGCCTTCATGCAGCCGATCAATGCGGCCGCGGATGCGAAGGAAGCACGCGCCCGCGTCGAAGGCACGGCCTACGCCGCCATCGTCGAGACGCACTACCCCGGCCGCGCGCTCTGGGATCTGCACACACCGCGCTTCGTGCCCGCGCTCAATGACAGCGTGTCGAAGAACCTCGCGATCGCCGTCGCGATGAATTGGGGGAACGAGCACGGGCGTGAGCGCGTGCTGAACGACCCGACGCGCAAGTTCGACGACGCGCAGGTCGTCGCCATCCTTGACCTGCTCGACCGCAACGACTGGAACTTCGTGCAAGCGCATTGGGATTACCTCGATCACTTCTGGCCCGAGATCGCCGCGAAGATGCAGCGCACGACCGGCGTCGAACCGGAGAAGGTCGCGCCGCTGCCGGTGTATACGAAATACGGCGCGTTTCGCGGCGGCTATCATCCGCTCGTGTATGACTCGACGCGCAGCGCGACCGCGCAGGGCTTTGCGCAAGCCGAGGCCGGCAAGGCGCTGACCGCCGGCGCCTACGTGCGCACGACGACGCGGCGCGGCTTCACGAAGACCCGCCAGGAACACACCGGCCTGCCGTTGAAGCTCGACATGGGCGTCGCCTTCGCGCACATCGATCAAGTCGTGCACGACCTGACGCATCACGAGATGCTGATCGACGTCAACCGTCTACTGCGCGATCCGAAAGTGTCGAAGGCGATTTACGCGACGGCCGGCGATCAGATTTACGAGCAGCTCAAGAACTCGCTCGAAGACATCGCGAAGGGCAACCTGTCACCGCCTGGCAAACCCACGCCGATGGATCAGGGCGCGACCTGGCTGCGGCAGCGGACGCAGATCGCCTCGATGGCGTTCAATATGTGGACGGCGATCCAGCAGCCGATCGGTGTCTTCAACGGCATGGACCGCGTCGGCGTGACCTGGGTCGCGAAGGGCGCGAAGCGCTGGCTGCGTGACGCCGTGGCAATGGAGAGCACGACGCAATGGATCGCGGAGAAGTCGCCGATGATGGCGGGCCGCGTGACGACCGCGACGCAGGATCTGCACGACCTGCGCGCCGCCTACCAGGAAACCGGCGGCTGGTTCGATCGCCTGGTGCGCACCGTGAGCTCGGATCATTTGACGCAGGCGGCGCTGACCGATTCGTTCCTCTGGCACATCAGCGTCGCGCAGCGTGTCGCCGACGTGCCGACCTGGCTCGGGCAATACGAGAAGAGCCTCGCCGCCGGCGAGTCGGAAGACCGCGCCATCGCGATCGCCGATCAGGCAGTGCTCGACAGCCAGGGCGGCGGGCAGATCAAGGATCTCGCGAAGGTGCAGCGCGGCGGCCCGATCGCGCGGGCGTTTATGACGTTCGCGAGCTACGGCGTCACTGTCTTCAACGCGGCGTATCGCAACGTCGACATCGCGCGGCGCTCAGGGTTGAAAGACCCGGCGACCATCCTGAAGCTGCTCGGGCACATGGGGCTGCTCTACGCGATGCCGGCGCTGTTCACGATTGCGCTGAAGCACGCGAGCGGCCGCGGCGGCGCCGACGACGATCCGCTCAACTGGTTCCAGCAGGTTGCCGGCGAGATGGCATCGAGTGCGCTGTCGGGCCTTGTCTACATGCGCGAGGCGGCCGGCGCGGCGCAGATCGCGCTCGGCCTCGACACGACCGCGCGCGGCTACTCGGGCCCCGCGGTGTTCCGCCCGGTGCAAGTTGCGTATGATGTCGCGACGCAAGTGAAGCAGGGCGAAGCCGACAAAGGCCTCTGGCACGCCGTCAACCAAGGGGCCGGCTACCTGTTCGCGTATCCCGCCACGCAGGTGCAGAAGACCGTCGACGGCGCGATCGCACTCTACGAAGGACGCACGGCCAACCCCGCGGCGCTCATTTTCGGGCCGCCGCCGAAGGAGTGATATGGGCGGCAAGTTGAATCAGCAGACCGGCGAAATTCTCAGCCCGAGCATCGACACGCGCCGCGAGATCGCCTTCGATCCCTGGCAGCTCGCGCAGCTCCTCGAACAGATGGCGGCGCAGGCCACACAGGAAGCGCGGCTCTCGCTGCGGCCGACGACGCCCGTCGTGCGGATGACGATGACCATCAGCGACGCCGTCAAGCTGGCGGCGATTCTGAAGTCGGTGCCTCGCGTCAACTGATGGCTCGCGACAAAACCCTGCGGACGAAAAACCGCGAGCACGTCGCGATGGCGCGGCAGGACGGGACGCCGACCGGCACCGCGCCCGGCGAGCTCACCGAACAGCCGCCGAACATCACCGGCGTCTCGACGAGCCAGGCGCGCATTCCTGGGCCGGCCGGGGATGATGGCGAGGACGGCGCCGCGGGCCCGCCTGGGCCGCCTGGCGTCGCCGGCGCTGCGGGCGCCGCGGGTGCCGCCGGTCCGAAGGGTGACACCTTGCCCGGCCCCGCCGGCGAGGATGGCGAGGACGGGCCGCCCGGACCGCCAGGGCCAACAGGTGCCGCGGGCGCTGCGGGCGCTACAGGGGCCGCAGGGCCGCCTGGCTACCCCATCCCCGGCGCAGACGGCGAAGACGGCGAGCCTGGGCCGCCTGGGCTGCCTGGCGTGCAGGGCGACAAGGGCGGGCTCCGTTACAACTTCTCGACGTCGACGACCGACAGCGATCCCGGCCAGGGGATTTTTCGTTACAACAACGCGACGCTCGCGAGCGTCTCGCTGATCTACATCGACGACCTGACGATCGAGGGCGCCGATGTGAGCGCCTACCTCGACACGTGGGACGATTCGACGACGTCGCCGCGCGGCTTCATCTTCGTCGCGTCGAACGTCAACGGCAATCCCGACGTGCACATCTGGCGGATGGGCCCGAGCGTGCAGAACGGCGGCGGCTATCGCAAGGTCGCGGTCGTCTTCGTTGCGGGCAGCGTGCTGCCGGTGGACGGTGCGCCGTGCGTCTTCTGGTTTTCGCGCACGGGCGACGCGGGCACGAACGGCACGAATGGCACCAACGGCACGAACGGCGCGACAGGTGCGACCGGCGCCACGGGGCCGGCCGGCGAAGACGGGGAAGATGGCCCGCCCGGACCGCCCGGCCTGCAGGGATCGACCGGCGTCGCGGGCGCGACGGGTGCGACGGGCTCGCAAGGACCGCCCGGCCCGTCTGGCGAAGATGGCGACGACGGCGCGATAGGTCCGCAGGGGCCGCAGGGACCGACGGGCGTCGCTGGCGCCGCGGCGATGACGGCCGTCGTGAAGGATCTCGGCGTCGCGCGCCGCTCGGGCACCTTCGATATCACCGGGCTCTCGGGCCTGACCGCGGAGAAGGTTGTCGTGATCGTGCAGACCGCGGCGAAGGTCGCGAGTAAAGGGGATGCGCGTGATGAATTCGAAATTGACGGCGTGCAGGCGACGGGCTACGTCGTCGACGCCACCACGATCCGCGTGTATTGGTGGGCGCCGTCTGTTGTCGTCGGCGACGTCGCCTTCGCGTATGCTGTCAGCGGCTGAGGGGCGCTAGATGAATCTGAAACGCTTTTCGTTCGAGGCCGGCGCCGGCGGCCTGCTGCACGCCGTCATCAACGATCCGAACACCGCGGCGAACGTGATGCGCGTCGGCATGGGCGGCACGCCTGGCTGGATGCCTGGACACGTCACGCCTGGACCGCTGCCAGTCGGCGCCGGCGGCGCCTATCGCCTCGGGATGCAGTCGGGCACGATGGCGGCGGCGCTCGGCGCGAACGCGGAAATCTATCAGTTTCGCTATGCGCCCGCGGGCTCGCGCGTCGCGCTCGTGCATGGCATCTCGATCAGCGCGGCGGTGTTGACCTTGCCCGCGATCAGCACGACGGTGCTCACCGGACCGTTTCAGATCGTCGGCACAATCGCGCGCGCCTGGACCGCGGCCGGATCGGGCGGCACGCGCGCGGTGCTCACAACTAACAACTCGAAGCTGCGCACGACGCACGCGACGAGTGAGGTGAACGACGCCGGCATCGCGTCAACGGCGGCGCTCACGGCCGGCACGAAGACGCTCGACGGATCGAACTTCGGATCGGTGACGGGCAACGCGGGCGGCGTCTTGACTGCGGTCGGCGTCGCGAGCTCGGCGCAATTCATCCCGAAATGTAATTTGATGGGCGAGTTCCTCGGCGGCCTGGCGTTCCCGTTGATTCTCGCGAATCAAGAGGGTTTCGTGCTCCGCAACGGCGCGACCGCTTTCCCGGCAACACTGACGTGGACGTTCACGGTTGAAGTCATCTGGTCGGAAGTCGACGGATTCTAGAGGAGCAGACGAATGTCACAACAGAAGCAAGAGATTTTTGGACCCGTCGCGCTGTCGGCGACGCTGACGACAAACATCATCGCGCCCGCGGCGGCTGGTGCCGGCGGCGTCGGCTACACCGCGACCGCCGATCGCATCCGCCTGAAGCACATCCGCATCGTCAACAAGACGGCGTCACCGCACAACTTCACGCTCTTCAAGGGCGCGACCGGCGCGAACGCGGCCGGCACGGAAGTCGTCGGCGTCGCGAAGGTCATCGCGGCGAACGACGTTTATGATTGGTATGGCGATATGGTGCTCGAAGGCACGAACGGCTTTCTCGTCGGCGGCGCCGACGCGGGCACTTCGCTGACGTTCGAGGCCGAGGGCGAGATCGGGAAGGTGTAACACGCGGTCCACAAAACAGGAGAGAGTCAATGACTGAAAGCGCGAAAAAGAAAGAGCACCAACAGCACCAGGCGATGCGGGCGAAGGGGATCGCGAAGATCAAGAAACACAGCGACGCCGGCGCGCGGCTCGAAGAGTTTCTCAACGACGAAGTTGAGAATTTCGAGCTGATGTATGCCGACGCGATGACGGTCGTCGCGAACGCGCCGACGATGACGCAAGCGCAGCTCCTCGCGAACATCCGCAGGGTGTTCAACGAGCTGCGACTCGCGATCGACGATCGCAAGAGCGACATCCCCGAGATCGTCGACCTGGTCGCGCACGGCAAGGTGCCGAAGGATCACAAGACGGCGAGCGCCGAGGACGAGAGCAAGGGTCACTGATGCCGTTTCAGTGGGGCGGCGTCACGCTGGCGATCGAAGGGGCGCGGCTGATCTGGCTGATGTATCTCGGGGCCTGGGCCGTCGTCTTGATCGCGTGCGGCGTGACGTCGCTGTTGCTGAAGATAACGAGAGGATCACATGGCTGAGCGGCCGCTCGCATTCATCATCGAGGGGAAGCCGAACATCCCGATCCAGCTCGAACGCAATGACGGCTTCAATCAGACGGTGCCGACCAACGGCGACGGCTACGCGCTCTTCGCGCGCGTGCCCGAATCACCGTGGGATGTGAATCTCCACATTCACGCGGCCGGCTTCGAACCTTACGACCACGTCCTGAGCTCGCTGATTCCTGGCGGCATTCCAGCCGGCGGGCACAACCTCTTCGTCGGTCAACCGTCGCATCCGGTCACGCCTGGCTTCGACATCGTGCTGCCGCCGCTCAAGTCGAGTGCGCTGCCGCGCATCGTCGCCGGCCGGTTCGATTTCTTCACCGAGAGCGGACAGCGGCACGTGATCGTCGGCTCGACGGAGCTGATGCTCGGCTGGCGCTATGATCTCGAAGGGGCCGACGCGATCCGGCCGGTGCTGCAGCAGCGGCACGATCTGCGCTTCAACAATCTGCGCGTGCTCTTGCAGAAAGGGCCGGGCAGCAACGGGCTCACCTCACCCTGGCAGATGCCCACGGAGAAGATGCGCAGCTTCCTCTCGCTGCTCGCCGAGTATGGCTTCTACTGCGAGGGCTGCATCCTGGCCGATCAGCAATTCTTCGGCGACCCGCACGTGCGTGTCGATGGGGTGCGCGCGACGACGGCCGGCATCACGAACCACTTCGAGCAGCTCGGGAACGAATACCAAAAGAACGGCTTCGACCCGAAAGACTTCAGCCGGCCGACCGACCGGCTCGCGACGAACGCCTCGGCCGTCACCGGCGGCGCCGATGCGCTGCCCTATTGGGATTACTTCACCTTCAGCGGCGAGCGCGAGCCGGTGCAGAAGGCGATCCGTGAATACGGCCCGGTCGAGTTCATTGCCGGTGCCGGCGCCTGGGGCGGCCTGGTCGCCATCTGCGGCGAGGGCTTCAAGCCAGGGCAGACATCAAGCGACCCGAGAGCCTTCTACGGCGCCGGCGCGCAGGCCCGCAGCGCGTGCGGCGGCCGGTATCATACCGATGCAGGGACCGCCGGCAACTGTCGGCTGTTCAACACGCTGGAGCTCACGTGCGGCCGCGCCTTCGTCGAGGGGCTCCTCGGCTGACCTGGCACGGCATATGTTCCACGTGGAACATTTGGTGCAACCATTCAACCGAACGGCTGAGAATAGACGTAAACTCTTGATGCCGCAACGACTACTAGGGCCGGGCAGCCTCTTTCTCGACGCGCTTCGGGCCTCGATCGCGGGCGGCGCGATCTTTGTCGCTGGCCTCGTCACGACGTCGATTGAGCAGGGGGTGAACTCGGTGCCGCCAACGGGCTCAGAGCAGCTCTTCGAAGTAGCACTGCGGCAGGGCGGCCTGCTGCTGGTGCTGATCGTGGTCCTGTTTTTCTACCGACGCGACTACGTAAAACTTACAGACTTCTGGCAGAAGCAGAGTGACCAATGGCAGGCGCAAACGAAGATCATTGTCGAGCTCGTGCAGGGCACGACAAAGGCCCTGACCGACGACGCCGCGGCGACGCGCGAGATGTCGATCGTGATGCACCAAGCGAAGAACGTAATGGCCGCCTGGGGACCAAGCCGACGCGATGACGACCTGCCGCCGCGCCGCCCGTCCTGACTTGTTGACAACATCGCACCGCACAGCTACCCTACCCGCATGAAAGTCACCACCGGGCGGGCATCCATTTACCGAGGGAAAAAAGGCGGCGACCGCGTGCAGGGCGTGCTGACGCCGACGTCATCGACGCGCTTCGAGCACGTGCGCCGGCGGCTGGCGAAGGTCGCGACGCGCGAAGTCGAGGAGACGAGCGACGCCGACGTCATCATCTTCCTGACGCGCTGCGAGCAGATCGGCACGCGCGAGGCCGAAGCGGAAGTCGAGGAGCTCGTCGAAGAGGCAGAAGCCACAAGGCAGAAAGGGAAGGTAGCGTGATGGCGAAGAAAGACCCGAACCACGAGGCGCAGGTCGCGGCGGCGCAGGCGGCGGCGCGTGCGTTCATCGCGAGCCCGTCCGCTGAAGGGGCGCGGAAATTGCGCGCGGCGATCGACGCGATCGTGTGGGATGACTAGGAGCTGAAAAACAGAAACGGCCGCCCGTGTGGAAGCGGGCGGCCGTCAAGCGAAGGGGACAGCAAGCGAACCGAAAGCACCGCTAGCCTACCCGAAAAAGGAACCCGATGACAACCAAACGGAAGAAACCGGCGAAGCCGTCGACGGCGCTCGCGCGTCGGAAGTCGCATACACCCCCCTCTCGAATGCTTGCAAAAGCGCGGCGGGCTGAGCTCGTCGCCGCGCCGGCGGTCGACATTTCCCGACAGTCGGGAAATGACCTGAACGTGCTCGGCGAGGAGACGGCGCTCGGCGCGCTCGGCCTGGTCGAGATCAAGCTGACGAAGGCCGAAGAGAAAGTGCTCGCCGAGCCGGTGCGTGTCGACGACGTCGAGATCAAACCGAACGGCCGGCCGTTCCTCTCACACCCTGGTTATACGCGCTGGTTCAATCGCGCCTTCGGGCGCCTCGGCTGGAACCTGGTGCCGCGCGCGAAGCCGATGCGATCCGGCAACAGCGTCGTCTGCCCGTATGTGCTCTACATCCACGGCAAGCCGGCGGCGATGGCGTTCGGTGAGCAAGAGTATTTCGACGACAACAAAGATCAGACCTACGGCGACGCGCTCGAAGCGACGGTCGCCTCGGCGCTGCGGCGCTGCGCGAAGCGGCTCGGCGTCGGCCTGGAGCTGTGGGATCGCCCCTGGCTGAATCACTTCATGGCGACGCGCTGCGTCAAGGTGATGACGACGAGCCACGAGAAGAACCCGTATAAGTGGCGGCGCGCGATCGATCCGCCGTTCTGGAACGAAGTCGGCAACCGTGGAGGTGACAGCGTGCAGCAGCAACGACAGGACCGGCGCCAGGCGCCCGGCCATCACGACGGCAACAGCGAGCAGCCCATTACCGCGCCACAGCGGAAAAGATTGTTTGCCATTCTGCGCAGTAGTGGGCGCGACGAGGCGACCTTCCGCGCCTGGCTCAAGGGACACTATCAGCTCGACTCGACGAAGAGCATCAAGCAGAAAGACTACGACGCCGTCTGTGCGGCGATCGAGGCGCCGGCGCCGATGTTTTCCACACCGCCGCGCCAGGTCGACGACGAGAGCAACATGCACGAGGGCCCGCACGAGCGCGAGCCAGGGGAGGAAGGATGATCCCGAGTCACACGCGCGATCTTGATGCGGTGCTGCGCGCGCTCATGCCGGTCTGCTACGGCCTGCGCTGGTCACTCGTCGTGCGGATCGTGGACGAGCTCGCGGAGCTGCGCGCGTTCCGCCGGCTCGTGATCGAAAAGACTCCGAAGTCAGAACTTGAAAGTTGGGGGATTGATGTTCCGCGCTGAACTCGATGATTTCGGCCCGGTCGCCAACGGCGGCGCGTTCCGCTTCGATGCGATCGATCACGCTTACACCGCGCTCGACACCGGCGAGCAGCTCCCGCACATCACGGGGATGCTGCAGCAGACCGGCTACATCGACGATCTCTGGTTCACCGACGAAGGCAGCGACCGCGGCACGTGCGTGCACGAGCTCACGAAGCACTACGATCTCGGCTCGCTCGACGCGCGCACGTGCGTCTCGCCGTTCCGCAACTACCTGCTCGGCTACGTCGCGGCGACCAATTGCACGCGGCCGACGTGGGAGTCGATCGAGGTGCCCTTCGTGCATTGGGGCTACCGCTTCGGCGGGCGGCCGGATCGTGTCGGCCTGATGTATGGCTGCCGCACGATCGCCGAGGTGAAGAGCGGCGACCCGAAAAAGAGCGACGCACTACAGACGGCGCTGCAGGCGATCCTCGTCAGCGGCGCGCGCGGCGGACTGCCGGCCGAGCACTACGAGCGCCTCGCGTTCTACCTGCGCCCGAGCGGACGCTTCAAGGTCGAGCGGTTCCCTGACCGTCGCGATTTCGACGAGGCTCGACGTATCATCCGCGAGTGCTGTGCATGACCGACGTGCCGCTCTGGCGTCGTCTCTGGCTCTGGCTGAAGGGTGAGCCGTCGCCGCAATTCGTCAGTGCCCGATGGCTCGAACAGCATCGCCAGGGGGATCGATGACGGATCGGTTGCGGCGCTGCTGGCAGGATCTGGTCGACGAGTTTGAGAAAGTCGGCGCCGAGCCGCTCGATCCCGAGTGGCTCGAAACACTGCGGCACGTGTTTGTCGTCGGCATGGTGTCGTATCGCACGGCGCTCGTCGACGCACTCGACACACCCGACACAAGCAACGACATCGGGGAGACGATCGTTGAGGCCGACCTGCTCGACGACGAGCTCGATGCGCTCGCCGTGGAGCTGCGCCAGGAACTCTGCAAGTTGATGGTGAAGCATTGAGCCTGATTCTCGGCCTCTTCGCGCTTTGGGTCGTCTTCGTGGGCGGCTTCCTGATCGGCGTCGCGTTCGGCCGCGGGCTGAGGATTCGATGAGCGACGAGCTCACCGACACCTGGCCGCCGCGCTGGAAACCTGGCGCGCACTTCAAGCAGCCCGTCGTGCTGAAGGTCGAGCGCGCAAAGAACACGACGAAGCGCGCGACGCGCGAGCGGAAGCAGAAAGACGTCGTGCGCGATCGCGACGGCTACTGTCGCTTCCCGCTCTGCGGCTGCCGCAAGCACAAGCTGCCGCTCGAAAGCGCGCACCTGAAGCACAAAGGCATGGGCGGCAATCCGAAAGAAGATACTTCGGACCCGGAAAATTTAATTACGCTGTGCCGGCCGCGGCACCGGGCGCTGCCGATCTCGATCCACGGCGCCGGCCTGCGCGTGCGGCCGCTGACGAAGGATGGCGCCGCGGGCCCATGCGCCTTCGACGTTGACATGGTGCGGATGATGTCGGCGGTGAAGGGCGCGCGCCCGCGCTGGTTCGAGATCGGACGCGAGACGGCGCGGCACAGCTTCGAGCCGTTCACCCCCGAGCAGGCGACGTTACTGAAACGACTCGCGGCGATGACGTTGTGATGCTAGACTTTTGGCCGTTCCGCGTTATCTGGTATCGACCGAAAGGGGTTCCCGTGCTGAAGATCAAGATCGTTGTGCGGCCCGACGCGAGCTTCGAGTTTGAGACGGACAAGTCAGACGTCACACTCTCCGAAGTCGTCACGCAGATCGATCGCTGGTTCGACGAGCTCGGGAAAGACGAGAACATCGCGCCGCAGATCGCTCGCCTCGCTGACGAGCGCGCGAAGCTGGCGGCCGCGGTCGCACGCCAGAACAGCGCACCATTGTCAACAGAGTAGGGAGGGCAGCATGGGCAAGGAAATTCTGACCGCGCTCGCGCAGGAAGTGACGGATACGGTCGGCGTCGAAGAGTCGGCGGTCGTCGCGCTCGACGGCATCGCGGCCCGCATCGAGGCCGCGGTCGCGAAGGCGCTCGAAAACGGCGCAACCGCCGAGGAGCTCGCGCCGGTGACGGACGAAGTCGCCAACCTGAAGGCGACCCGCGAGAAGCTGGCGGCAGCCGTCGCGGCCAACCAGGGATAACCCCCAAGAGCGGGGCGGCCAGGGTCCGGTGTAGGCGCCTACACGCTGGCCTGGTCGCCCCCACGTGTTTACACCCCTGCACACATCCCGCCTTCGTTGTTGACAACAACTTCAGCCGGTCGATAGACTGCCCCGCTAGGGGGTAGTTCATGGCGAAAACGAAGACGCCGCCCGTGGGAAGACGGGCCGGCACGAGCAAGCTGCACGGCATTCCGCTCGACGACGACGGCGGCGCGATCCTCTCGACCGACAGCTTCGATGCCGTGCTCGCATCGGGCACGCTCGCACCCACGGAACCCGATCAAGAATTCGTCGCGACGGCCGGCCGCGCCGTCGTCACGTTCCTGAAAGGCCTCGGCGAGTTCTTCCTGCAGGCGCGCACCATCGAGACGAAAGCGAAGCAGACGCTCGGCATCGCGCAGGAGCTGCAGAAGATCGGCACACCGAAAACGCAGGCCGCCGACGAGGGCGTGCAGCTCTTCATCAAGACGACCAACGAGCAGAAGAAAGCGGCGGAAGCACTCTGGTCGATCACGACCGTCGTGCACGGCTTTCATCGCCGACTGACCGCGCGGCGGGCGGTCGCGACCGATGCCATCGAGCAGGCGAACGCGATCGCGAACAAGCTGCACAACGATTACGTCGACACAGAGAATCGACGGATCGCGCGTGAGGCCGACGAACGCCGGCGCGCACTCGAAGCCGAAGAGCGGCGCAAACGAGACGAGGAAGCGGCCGCCGCGGCGAAGGAAGCCGAGCGCCTCGAAGCGGCGGCGCCGACCGTCAGCGCGCGCGAGCAGGCTTTTATCAATTACTACCTGGCCGACACGCGACCGGGCCGCGAGGCTCGTGCGGCGTCGCTCGCCGGCTTCAAAGATCCCGCGGCGTCCGCACAGCGGCTGCTCACATTGCCGAAGATCCTCACCGCGCTTGAAGCGCGTCGCGCTGCCGACGAAGTGCGTCAGCAGGCGGCGGCGAAGGCGCAGGCCCCGATCTCGGTTGATGTGCCGGTCGAGCGGCCGCGCGTGTCGTCGGCCGCGGGATTGAGCTCGCGCACCCGGTGGGGCGCAACGGTGCTCGATGCCGGGCTGCTCACCGATGCCGTCTTCGTCGAGTTCGGCACGACGCTCGCCGCCTGGATCGGCAAGCCAGTCGACGAGGCGACAGTGCGCGGCTTCCTCAAGGGCTACGCCGGCCAGATCCCGCGCGACGTGCTCGCCGTCGACGAGTCGATCGTGCGGAAGTATGGCGAGTCGTTGCATGAAGCGATCGATCGCTGGCCCGGCGTCGTCCACACGAAGAACACGAAAGGGGTGTGAGGTGGACCCAACCACGAACCTTGTGAAGCAGATCGCGCTCGCGAAGAGCCTGATCGGTCGGCACGACGTGAACCAGGAGCCGATCGATATTGAGGCGATCGGCCTGTGCGAGCTGGTGCTCGCGCTCGACCAGTGGCTGCGCAGCGGCGGCTTCCTGCCGTCGCCCTGGCGGCAAGCGGAGATTCTGCAACTGTCGACGCCAGGCATCCACGCGCCGGCGAGTAATGGGCTCGGTCGCGAACCGTTGCGCGCGCTCTGTGGCGGTGATGGCAGCTACGGCAGCCCTGAGCTCGTCACGTGCCCGAAGTGCCGCGAGAAGCTGCTCGACGGGCGCATCGAGCGCCTCAGTCAGACCGTGGCCGAGCTCCTCGCGGAGACGACGCGACTCGGCCAGGTCATCGATCAACCAGATTGGAGAGAGCGACGATGACGCGAGCGCAGCGCGATCTCGCGGTGCTGCGCTACATCGCTGAACATCCCGGCAGCACGTCGATCCCGATCGGCCAGCATTTCAAATTCGAGACATCGCTCACCTACGGGTATCAGCGACTCACCTCTGAGTCGATTGCCAGGCTGCGCCAGCGGGGCTACGTCGTCGACTGCGTCCGCTGCCCGCAATGCGGTCGGGCGCTCACCCGTGGTAAGCGCAACGTGCAATTGATCGTGACGCCGGCGGGCGTGGCGAAACTCTTAACGCTATTCTGAGCAAAAGGAAAACCGATGACGAAAAAGGAAGTGCTCGACGCGGCCGCGAAGGGCGAAGGATGTCTCGGGCGGTGCCACGATGACGAGCCGGTCTTCGTGCTCGTCGGCCGCGACCGAGCGACGCCGTTCACGATCCGCGCCTGGGCGATGTTCGCGCAGCTCCTCGGCTCGCCGCGGCGGAAGGTCCGCCAGGCGCTCGCCGACGTCACCGTGATCGAATGCTGGCAGAAAGACCGCGGCTCGAAGGTGCCGGACTGATGCCGGTCATGTGCCTTCAGTGCGCCATGCGGGCGATCGTCGCCGGCCAGGCGCCGGAGATATTCGACGAGTCGCCAACGGAGCACGTCGCCAGGGCGCATCCTGATCCGGTCGCCTGCCAGGCCGAGCGCCGCGAGCTCGAAGCGCAGGTGCAGCGGCTGATCGCGGTGCGCGCCAACGCGCAGAACAACTAGAAAGGCGGCTGCCGTGCCCTGGATGCTCCTGACGCCACGCGAAGCCGACGAGGTGATGCGCGCCAGGGCGACGCACGGCAGCCCTTCTCAGCGCATCCTGACCGTCCTGCAGCACAACCTGAACCCGCTGACCGGGGATCTCGACGTCACCGCCGAGGAGCTCGACCAGGTGCGCCAGGCCGCCGGCTGCTGGCGGTGCGGCGGAACCAAGGGGCTCAAGGCGGTGCTCGCGGCGGCCGACCGGCACGGGCTCGGGCGCGACGGCCGAACTGACTGATCGGCCTGTGGAAAAGCTGTGCATGTTCTGTGGATCGTTGGAGAGCTGACCATCTTCGACGGCCGATATCCGCAAAGCGTGCACAGCTTTTCAACAGGTCGATCTCGCGCTAAGTGTGACGGCTCAAGGGGTTCGGGGAAGCGTCCGAGTTTTCCACAGACCTTCTACTCTTCTAGTATTTACACGTCATCACGAAGGGATCTGAAGATGCGCACCGGCGGCTTCGTCACCTACCGGATTTGGCGCCTCGACCGAAAGCCAGGCCGGTGCAAGTATTGCCAGGCGCCGATCGTGTGGGCGCTCACCCACGAGGGCCGGCGCATCCCGCTCAACGCGCACGAGCGGCCGCTGCGCCAGGAGAAGCACCCGGTGACGCAGGTCAGCTTCGACGTCTTCGCCGGCACCGCCTCGCACCTCTGGACCTGCACCGAGAAGTCGCGCGCGCCACGCACGCCGAAGGCCGAGCCGGCGCCGTTCTGCGTCTGCACGCATCGGCGTCTCGACCATGTCGACGGCCGCGGGGCGTGCTATCACGACAGTCGGCAATGCGATTGCCGCGCGTTTCGACCGGCGCAGCGCGTCGCGAGGCCTGACTCGCTCTTTTGATGTTGACAACAACGGGCGTTGTTCACAACAATGCACGCCGTTCCCCATGCCCAACAACAAAACGCTTCGGGCGGTGCAGCTCACCGAGTCGCTGCGCGCCTGGCTTCGCGAGCACGCCGACTACGAACCCGACGAGCTCGCGACGGCGCTCAGCTACGAGCTCGCCGCCATCATCGCCACGCACGCAAAGACGATCGAGGATGCGCACCGGCTGCTCGGGCACACGTTTCACATCATGCGTCAACAATTCCGCGAGCTCGGCGTCGGGCCGCAGCGCGCTGATCCCTACCCGTGATTTACCTCGGTATCGATCCCGGCCTTGGCGGCGGCCTCGCACTCCTCGAAGCGAGCGGCCTTGTGCTCGACACGGCGAAGATGCCGACGCAGCCGGCTGCGCTCGTCAACCTCTTGCTCGCCTGGCGCACGCACGACGAGATCCGCGCCGTGCTCGAAGCGGTGCACAGCTCGCCGCAGATGGGCGTCGTGTCGGCGTTCACGTTCGGCCGCGGCTACGGGATGATCGAGACGGCACTCGCTGCGACGCGCATCGTCTTCGACCAGGTGCAGCCGATACGTTGGCAGTCACTGCTCGACTGCCGCAGCCGCGGCGACAAAAACATCACCAAGGCCCGCGCTGCGGAGCTCTTCCCTGAGTTGACGATTACGCACTGGATGGCCGATGCTCTGCTGCTCGCTGAGTATCGTCGGCGGATGGGCCAGGGGATTCCGTTTGGTGAACATCGACCGACGCCGGCGATTTGCCTCGGTTCGTTTCTACACGACAACAAGGAGGAGTGATGGCAAAGAAAAAGACGAAGGGCACGAAACCGCCGAAGGGCCGCTATCTGCACGTCGGCGGCAAGGCTGACCCGACGAAGAAACTCGGCACGAGCGGCGCGCGCCAGGCGGCCGCGCGACAGAAGGCGAAGAGTCCGCGCTCGCAGGCGCTGCCGTTGCCGGGCGGCCTCGGCAAACGGATTCAGGCGCTCGACGACGCGGCCGCGGCGATCGGCGACATCCGTGATCAGATGGCCGAGCTCCGCGCCGACGAGCAGGGCCACAAGCGCACCGCGCTAAACCTGATGCGCAAGCACGATCGCACGACCTGGCGGCACGCCGGCGTCGAGCTCGCGCGCGTGCCAGGCGAAGAGAAGCTGCGGATCAGAAAGACGAAGGGCGAGAACGCGAGCGCGGAAGTCGACGAGGATCTGCCGACCGACGCGAAGGCCCGCGCCGCCAACGACACCACGAACGAACCCGAGACGGCCGACGCTGGCGGCGAAGCGGGCGAGGCGGGCGAAGAGCTCGAAGCTGACGAAGCGGATCTGCAGGGCGACACCGGCGAGGTGCGTCACTAAAGCGAACCGTGTAGAACTTACCGGGAATTGATTCCCGGTAACTTTTACATAGTGGAAAGGCGTGCCTGATGAAGCTCGTGCCGCCGACCGTGCAGGCCGGCAAGCAATTCGATCTCTTCGACGAAACTCCGATTCAACTGAAGGCGTGTCGCCTGCACGCTCGACGCGCGGTGATCGTGGGCCGTCCGTCGCTGCCCGACTGGACGTCTGATTTTTTGTTTGTCCATGCAGCGAACGAGTCGGCGCCGTTCTGGATCGGTGATCTCTGGAATCACACCGAGCAGCGCGACGACTGGCACGAGCTCTTGCCGCAGGCACTCGCCGATATCGGCCTCGATCTAGAAGCCGAGACATTTCGCAAATGTGGCTACGTCGCGCGGAACGTCAGCGATCGCGCGCGCGCCTCGGCGCAGTCGTTCTCTCATGCGATGGTCGTCGCGGATCTGACGAATGAGGCCGATCAGGTCGAGCTGCTCGAAGAATCGAAACGTGAACACTGGACGACGCGCGACCTAAGAAAAGCGAAGCGTCGACGCGCACGCACGCCGGTCGTCAGTGGGCAGGCGGTGCTCGATGGCCTCTATCGCGTCATCTACGCCGATCCGCCGTGGAGCTACAACGACAGCGGCATCATCACCGACAACGACGCCTATGGCCGCGCTGAGCGGCACTACCCGAGCATGACGATCGAAGAACTTTGCGCGCTGCCGGTGAAAGCACATACGACGCCGAACGCCGTGCTCTTCCTCTGGACGACGGCGCCGATTCTTTTGACGAAGCCGGGCCCGATCGAGGTAATCGACGCCTGGGGATTCAAGCCGAAGACCGGCATCGTGTGGGATAAGGTTCTTCACAACTTCGGACACTACGTCAGCGTGCGGCACGAGCACCTGATCATCGCGACCCGCGGCTCGTGCACGCCGGATCGCATCACGCCGATGATCGACAGCGTGCAGACCATTCGCCGCAGCGATGTGCACTCGCAGAAGCCGGAAGAGTTCCGGCGGATCATTGAGCAGCTCTACACCGAAGGCCCGTATCTGGAAATCTTCGGGCGGCAGCCGGTCAGGGGTTGGTCGGTGTTCGGCAACGATCCGCGGCTGTGGGCGAAGGAAGCCGCTGCGTCGTGAGCGACTATTACGCGGAGCAGCTCGCGCGTGCCGAAGCTTGGGAACGCTACATCGTCGCCAGGCTCACGCGCGAGGGCATCCCGATCGTGCGGCACGAGACGAAGCGCGCGCAGATCAGCTACGGCGACGTGCGCATCGGCCCTGATCACGTCGAGCTGAAACTCGATCAGCACTTCGTCGAGACGGGCAACCTCTTCATCGAAGTCGAGGAGAAGCGGCGCGCGGAGCAAGCGGCCTGGATCGCGAGCGGCATCTTCGCGAGCTCGGAAGCGCGCTGGTATGGCGTCGGCGACTACCGCGATTTCTTTCTCTTCAACCGCGACGCGCTGCGCCAGGTCGCCCGGCCCGAGCGCATCATCACCATCAAGCGCGGCACGAGCCGCGGCTTCCTGATGAAGTCGAGCGAGCGCCTCGACCTGGCCGTGCGCGTGCGGCACTGGTCCGACGTGCGGGCAGACGGCTCGCCGGTCGTCGTCGCGCCGATGCTGTCTGCGGAGGAAATCAGGTGGAGTCTATGAGAGGCGTCACGATCGCGCTGTTGCTGCTCGTCGCCGCGCCGGCGGCCGCGCAGCCGCTGATGTTCGACAAATACTTCGAGTCACACGCGACGCCGACCGAGCAGAAGGTCGCCGGCGCGGTGTCCTGGGTGACGGCGATCGCGCCGGTCGTGTGGGATGGCTGGCAAAGCTGCGGCGCCGAGGCGACGCGCAGCCGGCGGGCGTGCACGCTCGAAGCGACGCGCGTCAGCCTGACCTATGTCGCCGTGACGATCGTCAAGCGGGCCGTGCACCGCAGTCGACCGTGCGCGCCGAACGACTGCGGCCCTGACGTGGACCCGCAGCACAGCTTCTACAGCGCGCACTCGGCGCTGCCGATGACGGCGCTGTGTGGCCCGCCGACGTCGCACGTGCTGGCGCTCAGCATCACGACGGGCATCCTGCGCGGCATCAGTCGTAACCATTGGGCGACCGACATCATTGCCGGCCTGGGCGCCGGCGGCGCGGTCGGCTGTCTTGTGAGGTGAACCCATGCACGAAGACGATCGCGAGCTCAAGGTCGACGAGGCAACCGCGGCGGTGCAGGCCGCTTTCGAGAAGAGCGCGTGCGGGGCGCCACGCGCCGCGAACCGTCAGCCGCCGTCCGTGTGGCGCTGCACGTGCGGCTTCACGGCGCCGACCGCGAAGGCACTGCTCGATCATCACAGCGAAGAACACGAAAGGATCTGACGATGGGCCGGCCACCGACGCATGGAACCCGGTGCACCCGCTGTAAAGAAAAATGGTCGCAGTCACAGCTCGGGCTCTGTCGCCGCTGCGAACGCCTCGCCTTCGGTGAGAAAGCCGGTGTCGCACGCGAGCGCGAGCACGTCGTGATGATGCAGGCGCGCGAGCTCGCCAGGATCGCCGCCGCCGGCCGGGCGCACTACTCGCCGCCGCAGACCTACACCGTCACCGCCGAGGGCCGCGAATACGAAGTCGTGAACGATCGGCTCGGCTTCGGCCGCGCGTTCGTCAACCAGGCGCCCGCCGAGGAAGGGCTGATCTGACGTGATCGATCAGGCGCTCTTCACCGGCGCGATTCTTGAGGTGCTAGAGCTGCTCGCGGTTATAGTGGTCGTCGCCTCGGTGCTCGCCGCGCTGACGCGGCGGCGGAAAAGGAAGTGATCGCATGTTGCTCGTCGTCATCGTCCTGATCTACTGCATCGCGCAATACTGCACGACCCTGGTGCCGGAGAACGCGAAGCTCATCGCGCTCATCGCGCTCATCGTGACCATCCTCTACTGCGCGGGCGCGTTCGCCTATCCGCCGCTGCGTGGCCCGGTGTTTCCCGTCCGCTGAAAATAAAGTGTGCCGGGGTGTGCAGGACTGACCGGCGGTTGTTGACAACAACGCCGCCGGCTGTCATCGTGGGCCTGGTCGGGCGCGATCCGCTGGCAATACCGCCAGGCACCGCGCGCCGCCAGGAGTCATCCCGCCATGAAATCCGGTCGATCGCTCACCGAGCTCGCCGCCGAACTACAGCGCCAGTCGGAAACCAAGCGAGACTTCCTCGCGCCGCAGAACAAACTCGCCGCCGTCGTCACCGACAACAACGACATCGCCATCGACGGTATCAACGGGGAACCCTTCCCGCTGACGAACTACGCGCACGGTCAGGTCGCCGAACACCTGGAGATCCCGAAAAAGTATTACGACCGGATGCGCGCCGAAGACCCGGCGCTGCTCGCGAAGAACGTCAACACGTGGCTCAACAAGAACGGCGACGAGCGTCGAATGGTCCGCACGCTCGACAAGCAGGTGCGCGCCTTCATGTCGCCGAAGTATCGGCCGCTCGACAACTTCGATCTCGCGCAGACGGTGCTGCCGGTCCTGATCGAGAACAAGGTCACGATCACGTCGTGCGAGCTCACCGAAACGCGGATGTTCATCAAGGGCATCTTGGAGACGCTCAGCGACGAGCTCCCCGAGGGCCTCAGCTACGGCACCGGCCATCACATGATCAGGCAGGGCGACCGCGGCCGCCTCGTCGCCGCCATCACCATCAGCAACAGCGACATCGGCAACGGCACGCTCAAGATCGAGCCGGCGGTGTTCACGACCTGGTGCACGAACCTGGCGATCATGCAGCAGGCGGCGATGAAGAAATACCACGTCGGCCGCGCACACGAAGCTGACGCCTCGTGGGAAGTGTTTCAGGACGCCACGCGCCGCGCCGACGACGCCGCCTTCTGGCTCAAGGCGAAGGATGTGACGATGGCGGCGTTCCGCGAGGATCTCTTCCGCAAGGCGGTCGACTCGATCAAGCTGAGCGCGTCGGCGCCGATCGTCAGCGAGGATCTCCCGAAGGTCGTCGAGGCGACGATCGTCGAGCTCGCGCTGCCGCCGGCGGTCGACAACGGCTTGCTCAAGCTGCTCGCGGCGGGCGGTGACTTCACCCGGTGGGGCCTCTCGTCGGCGATCACGCGGCTCGCGAACGACACGAAAGACTACGAAGACGCAACGGCGCTCGAACGCGCCGGCGGCGCCATCCTTGAAGTCGGCGCGGCGTCGTGGAAGCGCATCGCGGAGGCGGCATAGCAGGGGCCAGGGGCCGGCACCGCGCCGGCCTCTCCTCTCATGCTGAGGCAACCATGAAGTCAATTACAGACGCGACCTGGAAGGATGCGGCCGTTATCGAAGCGCGGTCGCTCGTCGCTCGTCTCGAAGGTATTGCCGGCACGTGCATGGTGAATCCGCAGGCGATGCTCACCGCGCCGGTGAAGCAGCACGAGCTCGAATCGGTGACGCGCCAGGCCGTGCGCTTAGCCGACATCATCGACAAGATCACGGAAGTCAAGTCGCGCCGACGCGCGAGGAAGGCAGGCACCAAGTGAACACCGACACGCCGAGCGGCATCCTGCCGACCGATGATTTCTCGCTGGAGCTCGGGCGCCTGCGACGCGACCCGGCCGCCATCGAGCCGAAGAGCACGACGATCCAGACGACCACCTTCTACGGGCACGCGGAAGAGTGGATCGTCCGCACCATCCGCACGGACGCCGGCGAGACGGTCTTCCTGCGGCACATCACGGCCAACGGCGGCGGCAGCTACATCGTGCCGCCGGCCGTCGTCGCCGCCATCAACCGGCAGCAGAACGTCATCACGACCATCGCCAGGCGCCGCGGTTCCCGCCGTGGGTTCGAGACGCGCCAGGCCGCCGGCACGCAGGTCAAACCGCCGGCGCGGCCGCGGAAGTCGAAGGCGTAGAGCTCGGCCGGCGCAGCCAAGCACCGGCCGCCGCCGGCAGAGGGAGGGGCCCGGTATCCCTGTGGCGAGGGTGCCGGGCCTTTCGCATTTCTCGGGCGCCTCGTCTAAAATGCCCGCCAGTGGCACGTAAGCGACCCCGGAAACGACCAGGGACCGGGGCCAGGCCCGCATCTACCCCGCGCCAGCCTCGGCCCCTCACCCCCGCCCTACAGGCCTTCTGCGTCCATTACGACGCCAACGGCAACAACGGCGTCCGCGCCTGGCTCAGCAGTCACCCCCGCACCCGTAGCGTCAAAGCCGCGGCCACGTCGGCATGGGAAGCCCTGAGGAACCCTGAGATCGCGCGCCGCGTTGACGAGCTCGCGGAGCTCCGCTACACCAAAGTCGCCATGTCGGGCGAGGAAGCCGCCGCCCTGGTCGCCGGCGACGCCAAGGCCGACCCGCGGATGCTGTTCGATGAAGCGGGCAAGATGCTGCCGGTGCACCTCTGGCCCGACAGCATCGCGCGGTCCGTGAAGGCGATCCGGCCGACGCCGGAAGGATGGGCCGTCACGCTGAACGATAGCCTACAGGCGCGGAAGTTGATCCTCGAACAGACCGGCAAGCTCAAGTCACCGCTCGCCCCGATCGCCGACCTGGCGAAGATCCTCGCGGGCGATTTCCAAGAGGGAGAGTGATCCGATGTGGGAGACGATTCTCAAGGGGCTGCTGAAGCAGATCGAGCAGAACCCCGATCGCGTCCTGGCCGTCGTCGAGCAGCTCGTGAAGCTACTGAACAGCAACCCGGAGCTCGTCGCCGCGCTGATCAAGCAACTGCCGAAAACAGCATAGGAGAGCTACACGGACGGGGAGCGGCAACGGATGCGCCGGCGGCGGTCAGCCGTCGAGCGGGATCGAGCAAACGCATGGCTGCAATGCTCGAACGCCGGACACAGAGGGGCCGCCGCGCGGGACGAGGCAAGCCCGCACTTTTTCAACAGAGTAGGAGAAGCAACGATGGATGTGAAACAGACGCAGCTCGATACCGGCGAGTCTATGCTGCAGTGGTTCAACTACGATCACCTGCCCGAGCACCTGCAGGCGCGGTCGAAAGACTTCGCACAGCTCGCGTGCAAGATCGCGCTCGAATACCCGCGCAACCCCGAGCGCACCGTCGCGCTGCGCAAGCTGCTCGAATGCAAAGACGCCGCGGTGCGTTCCGCGATCGGATGACCGACTGCGTCTTCTGTCGCCGCGCGCGCCTGGTGCTGCTCGTGGTGGCGTCGCTCGCGGCGATCTACGGCGTGCTGTGGCTCGGGCGCTAGATGGCCGGCGTGATGACGCGGGCCCGTGAGCGGTTGCTCCGCTGGAAAGCGGACCCGATCGCGATGGTCCGCGAAGAGTTCAAGGTCGAGCCGTATCCCTGGCAGGCCGAGGCGCTCGCGGCGTTTCCGAAGACGAACCGGCTCGCGCTGAAAGCGTGCAAGGGACCGGGCAAGACGGCGCTGCTCGCATGGGTCGGGCTGAACTTCCTCGCCACGCGACCGAACCCGCGCATTGGCGCGACGTCGATCACTGAAGGCAACCTGAACGCGAACCTCTGGCCCGAGTTCGCGAAGTGGATGCAGCGGTCGACGTTCTTCACCGAGGCCTTCGCCTGGTCGAAGACGACCATCGTCTCGCGCAAGCACCCCGGCACCTGGTGGATTCAGGCGCGCACCTGGCCGAAGAAAGCGAACGCCGATCAGCAGAGTGAGGCGCTCGCCGGCTTGCACGAAGATTACGCCATGTGGCTGCTCGACGAGATCGGCGGCTACCCGCAGGCGATCATGACGACGGCCGAAGCGGTCTTTGCGAGCGGCATCGAGACGAAGGTCGTCGCCGCCGGCAACCCCACGCACACGACCGGCCCGCTCTATCGCGCCTGCACGACCGACCGGCACCTCTGGTATGTCGTGACGATCACCGGCGACCCGGATGATCCGATGCGGTCGCCGAACATCAGTCTCGACTACGCGCGCCAGCAGATCGCCAGCTACGGTCGTGAAAACCCGTGGGTGATGGTGAACGTGCTCGGCCAGTTCCCGCCGGCGAGCATCAACGCGCTGCTCGGCGTCGAGGATGTCGAGGCCGCGATGAAGCGGCACCTACTGAAGCATCAATACGATTTCGCGCAGAAGCGGCTCGGCATTGACGTCGCGCGCTTCGGTGACGACCGCACGATCATCTTCCCGCGCCAGGGCCTCGCCAGCTTCCGCCCGGTGACGATGCGCACGCAGAACACGATGAACATTGCGGCGCGGGTGATGCGCGCGCAAACACAATGGGAAGCTGAGCTCGTGCTCGTCGACGACACGGGGCACTGGGGCCACGGCGTGATTGACGCGCTGAACACCGCGCACTATCCCGCGATCGGCATCAACTACAGCGAGCGCGCGATCGATCCACGCTATAAGAATCGGCGCGCGGAGATGTGGCTCGAAGGTGCGAAGGCCATCAAGAACGGCGCGGCGCTGCCGAACATGCCCGAAGTGATCGCCGAGTTCACCGAGCCGACCTACACCTACGTCGGCGGCGTGTTCCTGCTCGAAGAGAAGGATCAGATCAAGGCGCGGCTCGGCGTCTCGCCCGACGTCGCCGACGCCTACATGCTCACCTACGCGCTGCCCGATATGCCGGGCGCGATGCGTCAGGCGCTCGGCCAGGCACAGCACGTGCGCACCGGCGACAGCGTCGACCAGGTGCTGCACTCGGGCGCCGGCCGCGCGCTGACAGGTGACGATGTCGACTGATGACGACGAGGAAGGGCCGTATGCGAACATCCGCGACCCGGAGCTGCTCGGGCCGTTCGTCGGGCAGCGGTGCGTCGAGATCACGCAGCACGACCGCGAGGAGTTCCTCGAAGACCACGTGAGCTACATCGCGCTGCACTTTGAGAACGGCTACACTCTGACCTTCGAGATCAACGACGACTGTCACTTCACGATTTCGCCGCCGGAGACGGCCGAAGAGACATGAAGCACCTCGTGCTCGACGTCGTCGTCGAGTCGCCGGCCGAGCAGCTCTCGCTGTTGCTGGCCCTGCAGAAGTGGCTGATGTTTCATCACAAGGCGCAGATCAGTGTGAGGGACGCCGATGATCAAAAAGTCAAAGGGCGGCGGCTACCAGGTGAAAAGCGAGTCGGGAAAGAACCTATCGAAACCAGGGATGAGTCACGCGGCCGCGGTCAAGCGGCTGCAGCAGGTCGAATACTTTAAACACAAGGTGAAGCGGTGAACGACGACATGGGCCGAGAAGCCAAAGCACGCGAAGAGCGCACGCCGATCCAGCGACTCGAAGAGAGTGTCGCCGGCCAGATGGCACACATCGAAGACTTGCTGCGGCAGCACGACGAAGCCAGCGCCGATCGCGAGCGTCGCCTGCGCGCGCAACTGGTGCGGATGCAGGGCCTGGAGCTCACCGGGCACGTGCGCATCTGCGGCGTGAACTTTCCGATCACGCTGCGCTGGACGTTGCCGCCGCAACTGCGGCAGTGATCAGCATTCGCGCGATCACGGAAGACGACCGCCCGGCGATCGTCGAGCTCGCGCTGCCCTTCTGCCTGGCGGAACCGTGGGCCGAGCTCCTGGCCGGCATCGACCACGCGGCCGCCATTCACCGCCGCCTCGATTTCATCTTCAGCCTGGGCGCCCGCGGTGTGTGCTTCGTCGCCATCGAGGGCGATCGTCTGATCGGTTGCCTGGCGCTGGCCGTCGCCGAGCACGATCTGACGGCCTCGCTGATGGCGGACGAGATCGCCTTTTGGGTGCTACCCGAGCGCCGCGCGAGCTCCGCGGGACACCAGTTATTGCGCTGTGCTTCGGATTGGGCACACTCCCAAGGGGTAAATACCCTTAGAATGTTCGCGCCGATGGGCTCGCGGCTTGGCACCCTTTATGAGCGCAGCGGCTACCTCGCCCTAGAAACGGCATATCTGAAGAGGCTTGCATGAGTTTCTTCACCGGCGGCGGCGGCACGACGGCCCCGCGCGACCCGACGAAGCGCATCGGCGATCAGAGTCGCACGGGCAACATCGGCGGCTACGATGCTGGCGGCAGCACCGGCGCCGGCCGTAAGAATGTGAACAACGCGCCGGTCGTCGGGCAGGCGATGACGCGCGAAGAATACAAGGCGTCACAGATGCCGGCGCCGCCGCCATCGACGGCAGCGGCCGCCTCACTGGCGCAGGGCGGCGCCAAGTCGGCAGCCGAACGCCAGCGCAAGCGAGCGGCCGCCGGCGAGCAGCTCGTCGCCGGCGCCGGCAAAGCCGGGCCTCTGGCGAACCTCACCCCGAAGACGTTGATCGGAGCCTGACCCGATGCCGAGCTACATCGACGAAGCGACGAAGCGAATGCGCTACGAGGCGCTACGCTCGGAGCTGTGGCGCGAGCGCGCGACGTTCGACGCGCACTGGCAGGAGCTCGCCGACTACATGATGCCGCGGCGCACGCGGTTCTGGGCGGGCGACCGCAACCGCGGCGACAAACGCAACCAGAAGATCATCGACTCGACGGGCCGCTTCGCGGCGCGCACGCTCGCCTCGGGCTTACACGCCGGCCTGACCTCGCCGGCGCGTCCGTGGATGAAGCTGACGACGCCCGATCCTGACCTGGCCGAGTTCGGCCCGGTGCGCGAGTGGCTGCACATCGTCACGCTGCGGATGCTCACGATCTTCGCGACGTCGAATCTCTACAACGTGCTGCCGCTGGCGTATCTCGACCTGGGCATCTTCGGCACGTCGGCGATGTCGATGATGCAGGACAACCGCGATCTGTTCCGCGCCTTCAGCTACCCGACTGGCAGCTTCGCGCTCGGGATGGATCATCGCGGCATGGTCACGACCTTCGTGCGCGACTACGAGCTCACGGTGCGCCAGGTCGTCGAAGAATTCGGCGTGCAGGAGAACGGCCGCACGATCGACTGGAGCAACATCAGCGCGCCCGTCAAAGACCTGTGGGATCACGGCAACTACGAACAGGCGATCGAAGTCACCTGGATCGTGAAGCCGAACGAGCACGCGAACGCGAACCGCGTGCAGTCGAAATACCTGCCGTGGATCTCGTGTCACTTCGAGACGGGCAGCCGCTCGATGCTCAGCTCGAACACCTCGCTCGATCAACGCAAGTTCCTGCGCGAGTCGGGCTATCGCACCTTTCCGCTGATGTGCCCGCGATGGGACATCACCGGCGAAGACAGCTACGGCACCGACTGCCCCGGCATGACGGCGCTGCCCGACGTGAAGCAGCTCCAACTGATGCAGAAGAAAAAGGGACAGCTGATCTCGAAAGCCGTCGACCCGCCGCTCGTCGGGCCGTCGACGCTGCGCACGCAGAAGACGAGCCTACTCGCCGGCGACATCACGTATAACGACTCGCGCGACGGCATGGCCGGCCTGCGCCCGATTCACGAGGTGCGGCTCGAAGGGTTCCAGCACCTGACGGCCGACATGCGCGAGGTGCAATATCGGATTCAGCGCGCGTTCTACGAGGATCTGTTCCTGATGATCGCGTCGAGCGACGAACGCCTCGGCGCGCAGCGGCCGACCGCGCGCGAGATCGACGAGCGTCACGAAGAGAAGCTGCTCGCGCTCGGGCCCGTGCTCGAACGCACGAACGACGAGCTGCTCGACCCGATCGTCGACCG